AGACCACCTGTATATACTCCTCCAAATGTGACATCTCAACCACAGGCGCAAACGAGACCAGCTGTGTATACACCGATAAATATAAATTCACCGTCACAGTTGCAAACAGGACCTACAAGTATTCTAGCAAATGCTTCTCAACAAAATGTTACATCTTTCCCTCCGACACAAATGAGACCACTCACAAGTGTTCTAGCAAATGCTTCCCAACAAAACGTAACTGCACCCGCTTCTCGTATGAGACTTACCACAAGTGCACCAAAAGGAACTATAAAAAGATCACCAACTACAAGTACATCAAAAAAAGTTACTTTTTCACCAACAAATCCACCTATTCAAGATATTCCAAATTATGATAACATTCCAAGAGTACAAGGAACACATAAATTTGGAGCAGTCCAAAATATTCCAACTGGACTTAGTTCAAATAAACCAGCTTCCACATTTGCGACATCAAGTGTTCAAGTGCCAAAAGGTGGTGGAGGTGAGTATATTAGAAACATTATACAATCCGGTGGACAACAAACAGTTGCCAGACCCATTGTGAGCAGAGAAAATGTAAAATTGGATATACCAAAAATTCCAATACCACCTCCAATAAATGAACAAACTGCAGAAAGTTATAAAATAAAATCTGAATACGACAATTCTTTGTCATACTTGTATAAAAGAGCAAGAATATTAAATGTACCTGTCTCTTATTTACTTGTCATTCCAAACACTGGATCTGAAAATTATGTGATAGACGAATTTGATATTGATGAAAATGTCGATGTCAAATTCACCACTATATTTGATTTAATTAAAAATGCAAATGATAGCACTTTGTACGGTATCTGGGACATGGTCAAAAATATACAGGGAAATAAAATAGTTCCAGAAGAAGTATTATACATGTGGATGTTTGCATTCACGGATGATCTTATTTTGATGTCTAACGATTTTCTATATATGGTCAACACATATTTAACCAACACACACACAAGTAATGCGTTACCAGCAAGACAATTTTCTAGTGCAACAGAAATCTTGGATTCATATTATAATGATTGGGGTGTCAGTTATTTAAATGATTTAAGCAGAGATATACGTTTAACTGAAGACTTCATTGATTCACAAATAAAAATCTCCCAAGTTCAACCTCTTTTATATGGTCCTCCGGTTCTATCTGATGTAACATATATATATGAATATGGTGTTGATTATGATCCATTGGTAGACTACTTTGCTAATTCCATTACAAGCAATGTGATGCCTTACATTCAATACGATTCAAGTTATAAGAAGGATGAAGATACTGTTATTGTTCCAGATAAGTTCACAAAGATATATAAAGGGACCAACAGTGGAAACAAACCCAATTACAACAATATTAAAGAACCCATTTTAGCGACTAACAAATTACCAAATATAACAATAAACATATGGAGCGGAGATGCATCAAATTGTAATAGAACGATAGGTAACCATGATGTGCAAGAGACTGCACGGACTGATAATAAGGAGAGATTTTATGTTGCTGAAATTACATATATTATTGATGCCAAGAAAATAAGGGTGGAGGTAAAATCTCCCACTACAAAAGTCACTAACATTCAAGTTATCCTTAACAGAATATATGAACATATACCTGATTTAAAACATGCAGAAGCTAATGAGCTGAAAGAGAAAAAACTATCCGGTTCATTTAATGTATACGATGTTGAATTATTCGATATGCCTTTTCAAAATTTAACATTGTTGGAGCCAATATTTTCGTCATACATATATATAGAAGAAGTTGATAAAGCACTTCCCCTCAAGAAAAGATTGGATATACATTACAGAGGTATGTTGATAGAATCACAATCAAGCACATCCACATCTTCTCTTCAAGGTGAATATAAAAAGGCATATAAATCTCCAATCAAAGCTGGATTAACAACTGAAACAGCACTGGCAGGAAGTAAAGTAGCTCTAGATGGTTCAGAGGTCCTAGCAGATGTAACAAGAAATATGAAATATATACATGTGAACATGAACAGAGCTACATCAATGAGAGCAATTCGTCAATTTATGAATATATTTTCGAGGTTGATGAGGATATATTTAGACAATCTGGGCAAGATTAGAGGGGAAATATCTTATTATGTACCTGGATTTGAAGATGGAGATTCAATCACTGATGTAAGCAAAAAGAAAGGAAATAAAAAGAAGGGAACAAAATCACGTATTGAAAGACTAAAAGAAGCTTTTCCAGAATTATTTGTCGGGGAATATGTAAGGAAATGTCAAGGAAAGTCACAACCCATAATCATTCAAAAAGACGAAATAGAGCAATGGAGAGCAAGAAAGATTGATATTGGTGGAGGTATGGTAGAAGACAGGATGGTGTTAAAATTTCCACCTGAATTAAATAAAGAAGATAGTAAGGGAGAACCCATGTTTTATTACACATGTCCAGATGATAGCGTGCCATATCCAGCTATTCAACCGAATGATATGATCAACAAAGATATATTCCCATATATTCCATGTTGTTATAAAGAAAATCATTTAGAGAAGAAATCAGAATTGAGAACTCTTCTATATGGAGAGATGGATGATCCTAAGAAGAAAGATTACACTATATCCATGGATAAGATATTAGATGAGGGAAAATCGGGAGCTATTAACAGTGAGTTTAATTCACTTCTCCTTAGATTACTTGATGGTATCAGTACAAATGATGAAAATTTTGATAAAATCAGTTATAACAGGTTCGGAACAATAATTGATCAAAATAGTTTCATACACAGCATACTTATCGCTGTAGGTCATCAAGATTATTTAAGAATGGACAGGAACGAAAAGATAAACTTTGCTGAAAGTATCAGAATGGGTATGTGGAATAATGTATATCCTGAGGTGTGTAGACAAGAAATGTACGATCATGATATATATGGTATCAAAATGGCCGTGAGTAAATTGGACAGTTTTTTTGATCCATTGTTATATTACAGGACGTTGGAAGAGATGTATGGAATTAATATATATGTTTTCAATCTTCTTGATAAGGACAAAAGTACTGGAATGTCAAATAATCTTTTATTACTTCCAAGACATAAACATTTCCATGTTAGACCGCCCAGAATAACTAATGATAGGGGTCAATACAGGGAGACTGTTATTATCTTAAGACATGAAGGAAGTTCGTCTGATAATCTACCATATCCCCATTGTGAAGTTATTGGAAAAGTTGAGAAGGGTAGAAGTACAATATTTAAATTTAATTATCCATCAGATATGGAAAGACAATTATATCCAATAATTGCATTTAGTGCAAGAACTCTAACATGGGAAAATATTGAAAATGAGAATGTCTTGAGACAAAATATATATTCATCATTTGATTTTGAAAGTACATTTAAACATGTTTTAAGCCAAGTTATTGACAGTTCAGGTAAAACTAGAATATTGGAAGTGAGAAAAAATGCCAGATCACCCAGTGTATTTGTAAATATTCCACCAACAGCACCAATGAATAGAATGGGTATAGACTCAGATGAAATATATAATAAACTTCCATCATATGAGGCAGTTATATCTTTGTTAGGAGTACCTGTGGGATATAGCAAAGATATTGAAAATGAAAATGTAGTTAATGGGTTATGGTATAATTTGGGAGATATAGAATTTGGAATACATGCACCTGTTAGAAACATTGATTTAAATGTGATTTTGGAAAAATATCCGGAAATTGTTTCTCATTCAGATGCAAAATATCAAAACATAAAACTGGCAAAGAACAACGCCATTTCACCAATTGATAGAGTTAGAGATTTGAGGAGAGCAGCTGATTATTTAATTCAAATTGTGAAGTATTTATACATCATGGATAATGTAGGAAATGAAGAAAATAGAGGGGATGTGTTTGAATTTTTGAATAAAATATCAGTAATGTATAATGCAGAAAATAAGGAAGATTCATACAACATATACAAACCTACTGATTTTAGAAGAGTTTTACCCGCAAGTAATGCTAAAAAAGCCCCACCATCACGTAAAGTTGAAGATGTGTTGACAATGTTGTCTGTTATTAATAATAAAGTTTTTCCTAATGGTAAAATATTATTATACGATGACGGTATGAGGAGGGGAATGCTTTATCAATTAAAAGTATTTAAGGACAAGGTACACGGAATTAATTTCGAACCAGAATATTTTAGAGTTTTGAATAATTACTATGTATCAAAGGATGACTTTTACAATAATAAAAATAAGGGATCTGCTAAAGCAAATAAGGATAATGAATATTTACTGATCAACAAAAAAGAATATTCTGATTGGAACAGTAAATTTATGCAATCATCTAATTTACAATTGAGACGTATACAAAATCTTAAAGACACTGTTCAAACCATTTTAAATCCAAACTCATATATTTATCCTGAACCATATATATACCAAGAGTATGACAATAATATATTGGGATCGAATATAGATCCAGCATCTGATAGATTTTATTTGATTCAAAATGTTGCATCTGGTAATATTAAAAGAGCTTTAAATGTTTGTTATATATGGTCTAGAGATAAAATAAATTTAGGATATAACGCATCACAATATACTTCACCTGATGGTAGTGATCAATTATCACATATGGTGTATACAATTTCACCTAATGGTACATTAGCGTTAAGCAAAGATAACAGAGTTGGAATGGGTACATATATGTCAATATTGGATTATGGAGATGATAAATATGCAGCTATATTGGAGCTCATTTAACATGTTTATGAGACGAGTAAATTTCACATCGGTGATGTGAAATAAATCATTAAAATAAATATTTTTCCAATTAAAATAATTAGAAAAGATATTTTTTATTTCAACAATGTCAAATAAACTTATAGCAAAACAAAATATCAATGGATAATTTTACTTTATTCTTCGACAACCTGAACTTTAAATGACAATTAGCGAAATGGATAAAAAATTAAATTTAGAAACATGTTTTTACAGCTTGCTAAGGTTTTAAAAAAATCAGACTATCTAAAAACTTTTATTTGGATTAGTAATGGAGACAAAAATAGTATAATAGAACTCTACAATTTCCAGAATATCAAAAAATAATGGAAACAAAAAACACTGGATACTCAACACAGAAATCAAGAAAAAAATCAAATTGTTTATTTATCACAAAAGAAAAAAAAAGCAGAAGAAATGGAGACAAAAACAGAAGATAAAAATAATGAAAGACATGAAGTGAAATGAATCACATATGTATGTTATTTCTTATTACAATTTTCAGAATATAATTCTTTTTTAAATCAGAAAAAAAAAATAATTTTATTTTACAATTTTATGTTTAAAAATAATTAAAACACGAATATAACTTACGAAAGTGATAACTTTATTGGGAATCTAACATGGTATACGGAATGAAAAATAATGATTTTCTGGATAAATACATTGATAAAACTAATTTCAATTTCTCCAAGACATCATTTTGTGTTAATTATTCAAAACATCCACATAATCATTTATATCATGTAAATTTCCAAAAAAATAATCCAACCATATAAAGAACGTGCAAATTATATGACTATAAAAATATTACCACAATATACTGATGATTATACCACCAAATTTGAAAAATACAAATGTGGTCCCACCATCTCTGATCTAGACATTGATATTGAAAATGTTAGATATCAACATCTACCAGTATTCATGAAGTTTCTATCAGATGATGAAATTTTACTATGTATAAAGTACTACAGATACCATGATTTTGAAAATTATGGGTTGATCGATGTATATTGGAACATCCATAAGCAATATTTTGCATACATGGGAAAGAAAGATAAATTAACCTTAAGAGAGAACATGTCACTGTTTAAAGCACTTTTAACACATTTTATGGATAATCAAGACATATGTTATGATAAATGGTTTACATTAGTACAAAATGAATTATTGGCCGAGCTGTCCCTCAGAATCAAATGGGAAGAAAGTAAGTTGCTAAATGCTATCATTACACACAGGAAAAATAATAAATATTTAAAAACTGATGAAAGAATGGTGTGGCAGAATAATTATATTAAATATGAAGAAAATGCAAGGAAGAAATGGTATGCTAATCAGATTGATGTCATCAAAAATTTAGAAAACATTATTTTGAACATAAGAGATTTTGAAAGAATAAAATCAGAAAATCTGAATATACCTCTTTTAAACAATGATATATATAACAATGATAGATATGAATATCTGTTTAATCTAAACTTAAATAAAATCCGGATGATAAACGGTCTGTATACAATTGTTGAAAATGATTGTATAGTAACAACCTCAAAAATAAATAAAATTTGTCCACTATACAGTTGTGTTAACCACAGTAAAAATATAATCAGCTATAAATCGATCCAAAATTAAAACAATGTTTTAATTTCTTGTCGAAGAATTTACAATACAGGTCTTTCACTTTCACCAGCTGGAAGGTTACCAACATAAGCTAAATTGTTAGCCATTTCATCAGTAAAACTGGGAATAATTGAATTTGGATTTACATGACCAGATAAGAATTTTGCCAACTCCCAAGCTAAAAGTATCAAATATCTTGATGATACTCTAATACATATTTCAGAGGTCATTAATCTTTTGTAATAATCATTAAATGAATCACCTTGTATAAATAAAGTGCCAAGATCTGGTTGTGTTTCAATATTTGTCCTCAATTTTTCCAAATATCCTCTTATGTAATTTTCAAAAGAGAATTGTAAATAGGCACTGCTGTCTATGTCAAAATTAAAATTATTATTTTTAATTGATCTAACTATTTTATCTTCGAAACTTTCAGGTGATGACAATATAGATCTTTTGAGATATTCTGGATCCACATTTTTAAGGAATGAGCAGATCGATATATGTGTTGAATCGTGATTGATTGGATATTCATGACCCACACCTTTCCATCTTCTAATATACATACCAGAATAAAATAAATTTTTTATAAAATCTACGACATTTTCTGGATTTTCAGAGTAAAGGGCTTTAATAAGATCTTCATCTGATCTGTTTTTAATATCCTGTATAGCCCTCTTTAACTCAACATTATTTGTGTTTTTTTCTAAATAATCTATATCAAAATCAGTCAGTCTATTGTTATTATATGGTACATAAAAAATTTTTCTACTATCAAGATATTCTGCGTAACTGTCTTCGTTTATGCATCTCATATATGCATTTCCAACATCAGTTGATTGTATACCATATGTAAGTTCTTGATGATGCTCCCTGATAGGATCACCAGCGGACGGAAATTCACTTCCGTATATTTCGTCTCTATCACATACTACTAAATCCCTACCAATATATCTAAATCTCTCCTTTTTCATGTTCTCATAAGTGAAATTTATTAGTTCATACCTATTCATTGGAGAATCATGATCAAACAATTTAGTGTTATCAGTGACTTCCATAATCTCATAATCAGTTAGAAGAGATAACACTTCTTTTGGGTTCTTCACTAAGATCCAATTGATCTTATGATGGTCTGGAATGTTTCTGTCTATCAACGGCATGTAATATTTAATTGAGAAAAACCTATTATATCTTGTAGTATCATACGTGTATCCTAGCATACGAAATTTATGTAAATATTCATTTCGTGGTAACGACGAATAACCACCTACTGTGTATATAAACTTCAATTGGTATTCTGATAAGTTATATTTGTACCTTCCGTATCTGAATGCTATGTAATTTATAACTTTATCTAAATTACTTTCCGAATCAATATTCTTGACATACGATAATATTTCCTCATCATTGGATAGGAAAGAAAATGCGCACATCAAGTAATATTTGAGAGTGTTAAATTTTGATGCACTATCTTCAAATGGTATACACATGTTAACATTTCTACTATTTACATCGGGTGGACAACCACCATAAAAATTTTTTAATTTATTCAAATATTTATGAGGTTCGTCAATGGTTAAAGTACCTTCCCAATTTGTACCGTAACTATCGATGTCGCTTAAAATGGTTACAATGACTTCATCATTTTCATATAAATCCTTAGGTATCTTAATAATATAATTGTCATTATAATATGTTTCATCATCCAAGTGTGTCAAAATCATCTTTTTATTAAAAAATATAGTTGCGACAAGTTTTGCATAATTTTGATCATAAGAGATTTTAAAAGAATTAAGTGCGAAGATTAGAATATACTCCCCTTAAATGATGAAATATACGAATTACACATAAATTACAACATTGTTATA